TGATTACACCACCAGTAACAACACTAGTAGCGGTGGCTTGTACAGGGTTATCTCCTGTAGGTGCGCTAATTAATACCGCTGGCGCTGTAGTGTATCCAGAACCGCCACTAGTGACGGCAATGTTTTTTATGTATTCAAGATATGATGGTATCCGATTAGTCATCCTGTACCCTTGATATCATAGTAACAGCAACACCTTGTTTAACATTGTTGGTGGTATCTACTTCGGAATCATCAAGGGACAATATTATATTTCTTGCTGGTAACGCGGTGACAGCATATGACTGTTCTTCGGTTGCACGAACCAAATCATCTGTAGAAATATTTTTTGAACTCTCATGTGGAGTTATGTATACCCTAACAACATCGTTAGTAGCACCACTTATTGAATCTATGTTTAGTGATGTTATGTCTAATGACCCTGTATCATAATCTATTGTTCCTACCGTACCCCCAACAATTGAGTTAGTTGATTTTGTTTTAAGAATTAAGTCACCCTTCGCAAGATTAAATCTTTGACCATTATATTGTTGTGATGCAGTAAATGTCTCATCTGGTTTATCAGTTATATAAACTTCATCCAATGCGCCGTTAATATTTGCAATAAAATAATTTGTCCTAACAGAACTTGCCAATAATTTATTGTTATACTTTAATTGATATCTGGTGGGAGTCTTTAAAGAAGGAGTTATTTTCTTCATTATTCTCATTTCTATATTGTTTGCAATAATAGACTGATTGGTTAAATCAAGTTCCTTACTTAACTTAGAAAAGAAAAAGTTTTTCTTCAATTCATTAACATTAGTATCAAAGTGATTTGTTATTTTTGTTAAAATTTCTGTTTTAATAGCATCAGAAGTCAATGTAGTAAGTTTGGGGTCATAAGTTACGGCAATGTTAAATCCTATAAACAATGTTTCCGCATCAACAAACTCAGTTACTAGTGATACTGGAAGTTTAGGATTTATAGTATTTTTTACAAGGTCATCTTTTTCTGTCTCTGTTATAACAAACCCAGTTTGAGGTTGTAGTGATATATAAACTTTTCCATAAACAGGCGGAATATTATCTTCTCCACCCCACACAGTAACAGATTTGATATTTGGATTAGACTGTTTTATTGCAGACTCATAATCTGAAGTAGTTACTACTCTTCCCTTTGCGGAATTAAATCTTGGTGCATTGAACCTAATACTATCTGTAGATTCTAATTCATATCCACCAGCAGAAGCAGAAACAACACTACCAGATATTATTTCTCCAGCACCAGTAATATTACTTGGGAAAGAGAAAGTTCTAGCACCATTTCCTCTTGTTCCATTTGAAATAATATATTCACATATAACAATATTTTGAACATCTAATTGTTTTCCAAGAACACCATCACCAAAAACAACTTGGTAAAATCCGTCTGACCTTTCTTCTAGATAATATATTGTAGAAGTAGATTTAACTCCAGTAATTTTTTCTGAAAGGGCGTATGTAGTAGCGTTATAATTTGTAATAGAGTTTTGAACCTTAACAGTCAGAGTAGTAGTATCAACATTATCATTGGGTAGTATTATTGGCCCAGACCTGTTAGAAGAATTAATAACTTCTGAAGTTTGTCCTCTTGTCCCCTCAACGAGAACTATATTTGTAAATCTAAAAGCAGACACTCCATCGACAGTAGATTTATCCACAGTATAATCTTTGTCTGGAACAAAAGTATAATTTCGTCCATTGATATTGGAAGTAAAGACTTTATCTTTTGAGAGAGTTAAATTAGTAGCGGTGTAAGATGATGCTGGTCTTACTGTTAGGTCAACGGTTGCCTTCGCGGAACGGGCTGACCTTGGTGTGTATCCCATAGTCTTCGCAATAGATACTACTGAATTTCTCTTAACAGCAGAATCAATGAAAGCCTCGTTAGATACCATGTGTGCGAGAACAGCATTATAATGTGTGTTATATGCTAATAAATCTACTAGAGTTCCTATGCCAGATGATTCAAAATCGTAATCTGCAAACTCTGATTGATTCTTTAGATGTAATTTTAGATTCGTTTTTATCGTATCGAAATCTAATTCTGTAACATTTTTAACTGCCATTTTTCTTCCTTCTTATGCAGAAATTATCTTAACCTGTCCAATACCATTCCCATTTCTTGTATACCATTGATACCTTTTATATAAAAGAATATCTTTACTCTAAATTGATTCTGGTTAACATTTGGGTGACACTCTACCTCTTCTACTACGACTCTCTTTTCCCAGTTCTGTATCGTTCTCTTTATTTCGGACGCAAGACTTGTACCAGTAGTTAAGTCAACTGGTTCAAATAACAATCCGCGAATCGGGGAACCATATGTAGGTCTGAATGGTTTCTCATAATATTGGGTCATCAATAAGTTCTTCAGCGCTTGTTTGACTGCTCCGACATCTACTCGCCGAGCAATATCCTTTGTATTTGGATTTTTTGCAAATCCTAAATCAAAATCTTTGTAAATTGTAGTAGGTTGTTTAAGCATGTGACTATTTATAATACTTTATGGGTATGGTGACGCTAAGTCTTTATCTACAGTAGATTCTTTTGGTTCAACCGACAATCTTATATTTTTTAAAGAATCCTTGATTCTTTCAAATGTAGGTGAGAACCCTTCGTTCAATATTTCTTCAAAATCTATTTCCCCTCCTTCGAGTTGGAACTTAGCAGCGGTAACCTTAATAGAACCATCTTTTGCCTTTTCATAATTGGGCATTGACTCACATAGTTTTTCAATATCACCCCCAAACGACCTAAGAGTACCAGCTGGGTCTCGTAAGAAATCTTCCGCGATATTACCTTCACCGTACTTTTCTTTTAGTTCTTTTGCTTTGTTTACAAAGTCTACCGTTTGAACACCGAGATTAATTAAGTCTCCTATCTCTTCAGATAAGGGAATACCTTCTTTCAGTTGTTTCAAGGCACTTTTTAAATCTCCAAACTCCTTCTGAAAAGCAGCTTCAATTTTACCTTGAAGAATTCCAAACTTAACTTGAGCAGCTGTTATACCAAGTTCATTGGCAATACTATCAGCAGTCTCATCGATGGCGGTAGAGATTTTATCACTAATCTCATCAATACCGTCAGCGAGTTCACCAAATTGTTTTCCTATTCCTTTACAACTCATCTTCTATTCCTTATATTGGAGTTCCAGTTGAAGGAGCAGCACTTCCTCCGACACTATGAACATGAGTTTGAAGAATGGTAGTACCACCAGTAACCAATCCAGTAACAGTAAGAGCACCATTAACCAATCCTACACCAGTAACGGTTGTTGCACCAAGAATATTTGTAATCGCAGTAATACCAACTGTCGGAGTAACCGTCAAGATTGAAGCATTCGTCATTATCTGAGTTGTTGTTCCAGCAAGAACAGCGGCAGGTGTTCCAAATGTTCCCGGCAGAGCAGCACCAGTAACATTAGAAATAGTACCAGCACCAGCAATCGCGTTATTAATAAATCCAGCGCCTACTACGAAATTATTAATAGCACCAATCCCTGTAATGTTATTCTCAATTACACCAGCACCAGCCAAGTAATTTTGAATACCACCAACTCCAGTAGGATTCATAACAAAAGTTTTTTTGTTTCCAATCATTTGTACAAATGAAGGTGGCGCAACTGGGCCAATTCTTTCCACCATATCAACTTGAGCAGTCTGATTGATTCTATCAGAAACCAACGAGATTTGACTTCCTACTGGAGAGCCTGGCACTTTGGGTAATTTAGTAACAAAGGTATTGAGGTCTATTTTCTTTATCGCCTCCAATTTAATTGAACCACCACTAACAAAAGCATCAGCACCAACGCTTCCACCTTTCGCAAGGTCTAACAATGCATCTGGGTCTGGCCCAGTTCTTAAAGTTGTATTAACATGGAAGTCACCCTTGACTACATGTTTGAAATCTTGTCCACCAAATATTTTATGTTTCCCTTGAATAGTTTGGTTCATTTGGTTAGTAACTCTAAGTCGATAGTTACCCATAGATTTTTTATCTTTATCTGTAACTCCTACTTGACAATTAAAGTTTCCACCCACCATCATATGATATGTACTTTCTGTATCAATCAGTTCATGACCTTGTATTTTGTTTAGTCTATTTCCTTTGATAACATTATATGAGTGTCCACTTACATGTTCGTATTTGTTTCCTTTAACATTAATATTATAGTCACCCTCAACCATTAGGTCAAAGTTCCCACCAACATACATGGATTTATTTTTTAAGTCAATGACATAATCATCGCCAACTATTTTTTCTACTTTAGTACCATCTGCTTGTATTTCTCTAAATGATCCAGCAGTATGATACTCATGAATTCTTTCAGCGCCTGGCGTATCATCAACTTCAAAGACATGACCACTCTCTGTCTCTCTTACATGGTTATATGGGTATTTTGATTCTGACTTCTCAACACCCTGTGGATGTGGTTCATCCCAATATGTAGGTTCATATGTTCCTGCCTTTACAGGAATTTTTTCTCCATCGTTATCATGTTCAAATGGAATTTCTATATTAGTCCACCCAGATATTTTACTTGCATATCCTCGCGGTATTTTTGTTATTCTTGAATCTCTTTTGCCTTTTAATGAATAGTGATTTTCTGAAGTGTCTCCGCCTCTCGCAAGTCGAGATGACGATGCTTCTCCTAAAACATTCTTACCAACATCAACTTCATCAACACCTTCAGCATCACCTGTAAGTTTATTACCAAGTTCATCTAATACACCACCAACTCCATCTTCAACAAGTCCTTTTACTTTATCAAGAAGACCTTCATCTTCTGACTTCTTTAATTCTTTTCTTCTAGGGTAAGTTCCAGTTGGGTCAAAAAATCCTCTCTGTGCTAATGCTTCTGGGGTCTCTGGTATTCCATCTGGAGCAGGAACATTATCCTCTACCCCAAAACACCCCATGATAACTGGTATCTGACTATCTTCACCATCAACAAAAAATCCAATCACAGATGAACCTTCTACTAATCCAGTAGGTGATGAACAAACACCCGATATAGCAGCTGAAGTAACTGGTTGCATGGGAATCGCCCAAGGTAAAGACTCAGTAGGCAAAATTGCTTTGTCTAGTGTATGATATCCTATGATACGGACGCGGTATCGCCCAAACTGTTCTGGGTCATGTCTATCTTCAACAATACCCTGCCACCAACTAAAATTTGGATATCTTATCATTCCATATCTCCCATACTATCTCTAACACATGTCAATCTCATTTGATGGTCTTGTGTAGCAGTAGTTATAGTGTGTCTAAGTCCTGTGATTGTATATAGACCAGACACCCTCTTATCGTAAACATCATCCGCACCAGTACCCCCACCTTTTTCCTGTGTGTTTGGAAAATTTAAAGATACCAACATACCCAAGTCAACA